ATCGGCCAGCTTGGACTTCGCCGACTCCAGGCTCTTGGTCACCGAGTTCAGCGACTTCTCGTACTTCAGCAGCGACCGGCCGGTGGAGTCGAGCTGCTTCAACAGCCTGCTCTCGGTGCCCCCATGCGTGGACTTCTGGATGATGCCGCGCCACTGGTTCAGCGCGTTCACCAGCGACGACACCGAGTCCGGCTTGCCGAGCGCGTTCCCGAACTCCGACCGCTGGTACCCGGCCATTCGCCCGTAGTGGCTGATGGTCAGGTCACCCCACGCGTCGTGCCGGGCCTGCCGCTCGGCCTCCGCCTGCGCCTTCGCCCGCTGCTGCGCCTTCGACAGCTTGACCTTGCCGCCCCTGGCGAAGCGCGGCATGTCGATCTCGCCAGCGTTCAGGCGCTGCATGAACTTCTCGCCGTACTTCTGCACGGCCGCGGCCTTCATCACGAACTCGCCGTTGCTGAGCCACGGCGCGAACACATCGTCGCTGGTGCCGGTGCCCGGCCCGGAGACGAGACCACCGTCCGCGTACCCGTGCCGGAACGAACGCCCCGTGAACAAGCCGCCCGTCGCACCGACAACGTCGTGCAGGGACTGCCCCTTCGGGATACTGCCCGCGACGGAGTACCGCTGAGTCACGATCTTGTTGTACGTCCAGGTCGTCGACTTCTTGCCGTTGATGGCGTTCATCGCCCGGTTCACCGCGGCAATGTTCCCGAGCGCCTTCCCGTTCGCCGTATAGACCTCGGTCCGCCCATCAGGCAGCGTCCGCGTCTTCAGCCCGACCGCATTCAACGCCTTGATCGCCGCCGCGTTGAGCGTGTCCACCTTGACCGACTTGGCGCCCGGAGTCTTCCGGATCTCCGCCTGCACCGACTTCAGCCCAGTGATGGCTTCCTCGCGCTCCAGCTTCACCAGCGTCTTGATCTCAGACGGCGCACCAAGCAGCGTGTTGACGTACTCCTGCGCCTTCTTCTTGTTCCCGTCGAAGGCCTCCGTGGCGAGCTTCGTCATCTCGGTACGCAGAGCCGACGACTTCTCCGTCATTGACGCGAGAGAGTCGTTCGCCGCGACGCCCGCCGCGATGAACTCGTCCTGGCTCTTGGCGGCTGCGGACATCACATCCCGGTTCGCGCGCCCCTTCTCGGTGTGCGCGTCGAGGGTCGCCCCGTTTTTCTTGAAGCTCGCGGCGAGGTTGTCGAGGGACTCCTCGAACCTCGTCTCCGCATCGAACGCCGACCGGTTCACGTCGTTCAGCGCGATGATGCTGGCGCGCAGTCCGTCCGCGCTCTGCTTCTGCGCATCCAACTTCGCCTGAGCCGCCTGCGCCGCCGCACCGAAAATACCCATGCTCTCGGCAGCCATCTGCTGCTCGAACGCCTGGTCCTTCAGCGCATCGCTGTAGTCGGTGGTGAACTTCTTCAGGCGGTCCATGTCACCGCCGCCGGCCTTCCACGCCCTCTTCAGGATCTCGAATTGCGCGGCAGCGAGTTTCGGGTTCCCGGCCTTGACGTTGTTCGCCATGACCTTGTCCCACGCGTCCAGGTTCTTCGTCGCGTCCGTGACTCCCGGCCCGGTGGCGATACCCACCCAGGTGCCGAAATCGGAGGTGAGCTGGACGAACTTGTTGTCGCTCGCGCCCTTCGACAGCATGGCGATCGACGCGGACATCTCGTCCAGATTCGTCGACAGCGTGCCGGTCACCTTGCCCGTGGTCGCCAGCGTGTTCAGCGACGTCGACAACTCATCGACCGCGACCGGCGCCTTGTTCTCGGACAGCGCGTGCATGGCCAGCGACAGCGCCCCGACCACGCCCAGAGCGAGCGCAGCCTTGCCGCCCGTGGACAGAGTGCCCAGCGCAGTCGTCATCCCGGTGATGCCGCCACCCGCCGCAACTGCCGCAGCGCGGAGTTCCGTGATCTTCGTGGCCAGGGTGGCGTAGCCCCCCGCGATCGCACCGACTCCCGCCCCGGCCAGCTTGATCAGCTTGAACGCTGCGTACACCGACATCAGCGTGCCGATGAGTTCCGGCGGTACCGCGGCCACCAGCTTCGCCATTGCGTTGACCAGGGTCAGCATCCCCGGCCCCGCCTGCGACGCGCCCTCCATCAGGTTGGTGACGGCCTCCGCGACGCTGGTGAGGAGCTGCTTGACCGCCGGGCCCTGCGCCCGCGCATACTCGAAGAACGAGGCGATCGGCCCGGACGCGTTGCCCTCCGACAACACCCGCATAAAGTGAATCGCCCGGTCAGTGGCGCCCTTCAGCGTGCTGTTCGCGAAGTCGGACACCTTCTTCGACAGCGTGTCGAATGCCGCCGAGTTCACCCCACCGCCGGCCACCGTCATCAGCCGGTCGAACTGGGTAGCCGTCCCCTCCACCATCGGCTTCAGCTTCGGCAGAATCTGCCCCACCACCGCGAAGGACTTCTCGACCGGCGCCATCGTGAACTTCGCCGTGCTGTCAGAGAAGTCACTGAAGGTGTCCTTCAGCACCATCAGCCCGCCGGCCGCCCGCTGCGTGGCCTTCGGCATGGCGCCCATCACCTGCGCCGCCTGCGCTTGCGCCTGCGCTGCCTGCTGCGACCCGCGCCCGTACTGCCGGACCGCGTCGTTGTACTTCGTCTGAGCGGCGGACGCATCCTTCAGGTTCGAGATCTGCGGGCCAACCGCCGCCCCGAACGCCGCCACCGCCAGGCCCGCCGCGCCCGCCTGCACAGCAATCGGAGCGAGCGACGCAGCCACCGGGATCGCAGCCGGGGCGAGGTTGAGCAGCGACGCACGGACGTCACCCATCGCCCGCGTAATCACAGAGCTGGACCGGTTCATGTCTCCGGCCGTCCCAGCGAACCGGCCGCGCATGTCGCGGAGCCGGCCGTTGACGTCGCGGAACCCGGACGCGGTGTCATCGTTCACCCGCACGGTGATCGTCACGTCATCCGACATCGTCCACCTCCCTCCGGTCGCGTGCGCCGCCGAGCTCCTCGATCGCAACGAGGCGCATCAGCTCGGTGTCCTCCGCCATCAGGGAGGACAGGGTGTAGCCCGGGAACCGCTCCAACAGCCCGAGCAGGTACCGGGCCCGGGTCAGCTCGCCAGGCTCTCGGACAGTGCTTCCATCGGGACGGACTCCACCAGGGACGGCCCGCCAGAGGGCGAGCTCTGCGGCAAAGGGTCAGCATCGTGGACCCCGATCAACGCCTCCACGTAGGCGTTCTGCAGGGCGCGGGCCAGGCCCTGGTCGACCTGCTTCAGCCCGTCCTCGGTCGCGGGGATCGGCTTGCCTTCCCCGTCTTCGAGGTTCCAGGAGAGCAGGTTGCCGGCGAACCGCTTCATGCTCGCGGCGACGTCCTCGCCGTCCCCGCCGTCGAGCCCAGTCGCAGCCGTGTACTCGCCGAAGGCCATGCCCTTCAGCGTGGCCTCGGCGCCGTGGTACTTGTGGCCGTCGGCAAAGCGGATGTTCACCTTGCTGACGGATGCGTTGAATCCCATGTGCTGCCTTTCACGCCCAAGTCGGGACAGAACCGTCCGCAAGGGACATGGGGACCGAGAAGGTGAGCTCGCCGCTGTCCGAGCGGGTCAGCTGGTAGTCCGTCGCGATCATCTCCATCGCGAGGGTCACGCCGTTGACGGTCTGCGTGACGGTGCGCTGCACCGACGTGCTGGGCACGGTCTTGAACACGTCATGCGACTGGTTCGACGCCGCGTTGAAGACCCCGTTCAGCGTGACGCTGCCGTCTGCGAGGAGCAGCAGCCGCTCGTTCGCCGACTTGTCCACACCGGTGATGTCCTGCACACCCCTGGGGGTGCTCATCTGCCAGTTGGTGATGTCGTTCTTGATGGCTCGTGCGGTGCCCGACGCATCGTCAACACTCAGCGTCGTCTGGCCCAACCCGCTGCTTTTCGCCATGCCAGGTCACCCCTTCTGAATTTCGTCGGCCAGCTTCTGCTGGTGCTCGGAGAAGTCCTCAACCCAGGTCGCCGGGTTCAGGTGCTGCCGCGCCCGCGTCCCGCGCGGATTTCCGCGGTGGTCGCCGTCACGGACGATGTACAGCGGCTCACGGCCTACCTGGATGCGGTGCTGCTTGTACTGAAAGCACGGCTGTCCTGCCGTGAAGACGAGATAGACGTGGCCGTCCTGGAGGGTCTGTACCGCGTACTGGTACTTGACCTCTCTGCCCTGGTGCTCGAACGTGGCGGACTTGACGGTCTCCCGCAGGTCCGGCGTGAGGTTCTCCAGCCGCACGCCCCACCCGTTGAGGTAGTGGGGGCAGTCGACCTCCGCGCACGTGGCAGGCCGCCAGTGCGTTGCGAGCGGCGACACGACGGCGTAGGTCTTGTATGCCTGTGACGGCATGAGCGGGTTGATCCGGTTGAGTGGCATCAGAACACCTGCCCAGCGATCTCGTTCTTGATCACGTTCACGGAGAACGCCAGCGAGGTGAACCCGCCCGTCGTCACCGTGCTCACCCGGACATAGCGGCGGATCGTCGCCGTGTTCGACAGCGCGATCCGCTCCGCGAGCGGCGCGCCCCCGGTGATCTGCGTGAACGCGAAGGACGTCACATCGGCGAAGGTGGCATTGTCGGCCGAGTCCTGGATCTTCACCGTGGCGTCCGTGCCCGTGAAGGAGAACACCTGGAGGTACGCCTGCCCGCCGAACGAAGCCGAGGCGGCCGTGTCGATGCCCGTCCCCAGCGTCGCCGCGGTATCCGTGCGCACGCCGGCCGTGAGCTGCCGGCCCCACTCGATGCCGTAGCCGGTGGACTGCGCGGACACCCCGAACGTCAGCATTCCGTCGTCGCCGCGGGTCGGGTCGTAGTTGACCTGCTTCCCGATCAGGGATGCCGCCGGGTCACCGAGGGTGGTACCGCGGCAGTAGGTCATGACCACGTCGGTGCGCGGCAGCGCGGACAGCTTCTCGTGCAGGCCGCCCGTGACCGCGACCGTGTTGAAAAACGTCGTCATCTCGAACTGGCCGGACCGCAGACCGCCTTGCCGTTCGTAGGCGCTCTTGTCGATCCCGGTCATGTTCAGCAGCGCAGGGCCACCGCCGATGGTGCCGAGCTGCTGGATGTCGCCGCTCGCGTTGAAGCCCTGGATGTAGAGGGCATCCCCGAGCCCGCTTGCTTTTGCCACTAGGGGGCCTCCGTCCATACGTCGTCGATCACGAGGGGGATGGTCAGCGTGGCCACCCGGTACGTCGTCGAGTCGAGCCGCGTGTAGCCGAGCCGCGCCCGCAGCAGCGCGCCATACGCGCCCAGCAGGTCCACCTCGGCGACGCTGCCGCCGAGCTCGAAGTCCCCGGTGTACGCGTTCATCAGGCCGTTCACGGCGCCCGTCACCGCCACGTCCACGTCACCCGCAGGTTCCGTGTCCGCCGGCAGGAACACCCGGCCGTTCAGTTCCAGCCGCACCGTCACCGCGGACAGCCCGGACCGGGCAGGGATCGGTGCGATGTCGGTGACCCACAGGGCGTAGGTCAGTCCGCTGCCGGGCGCGGACACCGGTTCGTGGTCCAGGACTTGCTCGAACAGGCCGAGTCCCTGCGCGTGGGACATGGCCGCGCTGCGGTAGGCATTGAGGTCAAGCGGCACGGGGCATCACATCCGTCCCGTGTAGCGGCGCAGCAGCCGTTCGCCGATGCCGCGCTTGCGGGAGTTCAGCTCATGCCGCGTCTTGATCCAGTGGTCGTAGCCCTTGAACTTCGTCACCGGGAAGTTCCGCGATCCGACCCCGGCGAGCCAGGGCCCGTACACGACCCGGGAGTCGGAGATGACGTTGCCGTCGACCACGACGCAGCGGGACTCGTAGTAGCCGGTCGGGTTGCGGAACACGGCGCGCATCTCACGGCGGAGGATGTTCAGGCCGTCCTCGGCGAGTTGGCGCTCCAGCCGGTTGACGTACTCGTTCGCTGCGCGCCGGGCACGCCCGTCGAACATCGGGCCGCGGCTGCTGGTGGATACGTCGAGGCGCATGGTCACACGCTCCGCATCCGGGCTTTACGCCCGTGGCTGGTGTAGACGCGGGCCCGCAGATCCGCGAGGCCCCTGCCCGACGTCTCGCGTTCGTTCTCCCCGGAGCCGGCGGTGCGCGCGTACCCGGACCGGCCCTGCAGCAGGTCGGTCAGGGCTTCGGCGAGGCAAAGCTGCCGGATGCTGCCGGGCGCATCCCAGCGGGTCACGGTCGCCCCGGAATCGTGGGCCGTGGCCGTGGTGCCGAGCGCGCCCCGCTCCACGGTCAGCGTCCGCGGCGCGAAGATCGCAGTGGACATCGTGTGCGCGGCCATCGTCGACCCGTCCCACGCCCGGCGCACGATCAGGTTGTCGCCCGCGATGTCCTCGACGAGCATCCGCTCCCCGTCGATGAGGATGACCTCGCCCGCGGCAAAGCCAGTCCCGTCGGCGACCGTCACCACGACGTTGCTGTTCTGGTTGGTGAGGTCCCCGCCGAGGGTCTGCCCGGTGTAGAGCATGCTGCGCCCGGTGACGATGACCCGCTCCGCGTCGATGCGGAGCAGGGATCCGACACCCGAGGCGGCCGACGCTGCGGCGTCCACGTTGATCCCGGTCTCCGTGCTGTCGAGGGCCTCGGCGATGGTGCCGGCCGTGGTCTCGTCGTTGCGGTAGCCGAACAGTGCGTTGACGGCGATGTCCTGCTGGTAGGTGTCGCCCTGTCCGAACGAGGCGCTGGAGTTCAGGCTGAGTTCGATGCGGGTGTACGGGGGTTCGTCGAGGTCGTCGGCCCGGCGCAGCAGGTAGTCGTCCGAGGTGATCGACGTATCGCCGGATGCCAGGGAGGAGATGGAGATGATCTCGTTGTTGTCGAGGCGCAGGATCCATGGGGTGGACCCGCTGGGGTTCGGCCAGTCGAAGCGGCGGGTGGCCAGCGTGGGGTAGAACACGCGGTGCGTCAGGCCGTGCACGGCCTCGGTTGCGTCGGCCAGCGCGCGGTCGATGCGGGCGTTGCTGCGGCTGGTTTCCTTCACGTCGAGCTCCGCCTTGATCTCCTCGCGGGTCGCGTACCAGGGGGTTGCCATCTCGCGTCACCTCCTTCCGCGGGTCGTGCTGATGGTGCCGATCAGGCGTCCGCCGGGACCCCAGACCGAGCCGTCGAACGAGCAGTACGACTCACCGTTCGGCCCGGTGCGGAGGGGTTCGCCGCAGTCCTGGCAGGCCACGGGGATCTGTTGCTGCTCCTCGCGGTACAGGTCTGCGGCCTCGCGGAGGATGTCGACCAGCCCCCACCACGACCCGGACTCAGCAGCCCCGGGCGCTCGGCCGCGCGCCGTCCCGACCAGCCCGCCGAAGTGGCCGGCGGCAGTGCCGGTGACGTGGGACGGGGACGTGGCCGTACCCGACAGTCCGCCGAGGCTGCCGGTGGCGGAGCCGATGACGGTCCGCAGCCCGGACGCGCTGCCTGCGAGCGAGCCGCCGCTGAACGCCGCTGTGCCGGTGACCTTCGGGGTGCCGCTCGCTGCGCCGGCGAGCCCGCCGAGCAACGCGGCTGCGGCACCGGTCACCTTCCGCACGCCGGACGCCGTACCGGAGAGGGCACCGAACGCACCCGCAGCGGTCCCGGTCACCGACCCGGACAGCGGCGGGTCGTCCTCCGTGCTCAGCGCCGTGGAACCGGCGGTCAGGTTCCGCCCGTTCCCGGAGATGTCGCTGATGTTCGTGAGCATCGGCCAGTTCGCCCACACCCCGGAGGTACGGACGATCGTCGCCGAGGCCCACTCAGCCTCGATCTCGGCCTGCGACAGGACAGCCGACCACACCCGCACATAGGCGAGCCCACCGTTGAACCACTCGGTCGAATCGCCGGACGACCGGCCGAACACGGTGAGCCCGTCAGGGGTAGCGCCGCCCGACACCTGGCCGGTGACCACGTTCGTGGAGCCGCCGATGGCCTTGGTGTAGATCTTCGCGTCGGTGGCGCCGGGACCGGCGATCGTGACGGCGAGCATGCGCCACGTGTCGACGGCGAGCGCGTCCGTGCCGATGATGCCGCCCGTGTTGCCGGGGCTGACGACGACGGGGGTGGTGCCGCTGCTGCCGGTCGCGATGTTGACCGCGGTCGACCCTCCGGA